ATTAACCCGCAAACTCCAATAATCATACCAATTCCTTAACATTAAGATATTCCAGAGTGTCCCACAACAACAAAATTTGTCGACGACAGTCTTCAAGAGTATGGTGACTGGCCGGATACTTTTCAAGGCTGGGACAAAGGCTGTACACAGTTCTAGCATCTCGAACCACAAAGAATTGCCAAGGCAAAGCCATGTTGTAGCTCTTGTAAGCATGCTCTAGTATGTTGGCGTCAAATGTGGGGCCGTTGGCCCAAAAACGTTTGCTTTGCCAGATGTATCTCCCCAATTCAGTCAAAGCCTGGTCCAATGGAATTCGGTTATCTTCGCCAAATGCTTCTTCTTGTGCTTCTGGAGGTTGTGTGGCCCACCAAGCAATGGTGTCATCTTGTACCCGGCGATCTGGTTGACTACCGGGATCAACTCGACAGTAGTAGTTGCGATGTGATTCAAAATCGTGCCGGTTCAACGGATCAAAGCACTGGGCCGCAATCGTTAAAATGCAGGCTTCGGGCCCAGTACCACAAGTTTCAATGTCGATCATTATGTCCATGCTAGATTATAACAGAGACCCAACATCAAGTCAAGATTTTAGGCCAATGTTTAATTCTTTTTGGAACCATTCCACCATGCAATCAAATGTTGGGTGAAACCCATCACTGGATAGTTGATGTGTGTCCTGCGCATATTCAAACAGTGTGGTTTTTGTTGAACAGGTATTCCAGTTTACCAAATCATTGAGAGGGCTGGATCTGTCTAGTTGCCCACACCCCGGTTCCCATTGCTGTTTAGAATAGTCAGCATCTATGTCATAGATAAACGACATCTGGTACGGAATGCGCCTAAACTCTAAGAAATGTTGAGTCTGTATCACAGCCTGCAGAGTAAGATCAGACAAATAACGTGGAGTGGCTGAGCGATATTGACTTTCAAAAAAGTCTCTAAAAAATTTAGGGCAGGTGTCGCTAGTGCCACTGAGACGCCAACCGCCACTGTGATAATACACTACATCACCAAGGTCAGTAAAATATTCAAACTTGAATTCATCATTGCTGTTTCTAGGTTGCAGTCTATGCAACGGTTGCCCAATTGGAAAGTCAAGTCGATTGATACCGGACCAGATTATCACCACTTGATCAAACTGTTGTTTACTGCATTCGTGTATGACTCGAGCGGCCATGCTTTGATTGCCTGAGCCCGAAGTTGCCCGTATCACATAATTGTCGGTGACACGATTGACACGATCATGTGGATTTCTGTTGTCAAGTCTATCTACAAAACTACAGCCTACTACCAGTGTTGTCATTATCCAATTACTAGTGTTAGAGGTTGGCTTCCGTCCACGTACATTTTAAGTTCTTCAATGCTACGGTCCATTTGAGCTTGAGCTTCTTGTTTCATTTGAGCTCCGTTTAGTGTGCCGCCACCTTGTGGGCCGGCAATGGTGCCAAACTTTTCACGTGCTTCGCCAATGATCATTTTACAAGCTGCCACCATGTAGTCACGTATCCATTGACTTATTTGGAAGTCACTTAGCAACACAATTTCAGGTTTTAAATTATAGGTCCATAGCAATACAACTTCACCAGAGCCTTTTGGATCACGAATCAGTTGCAATTTTTTTGTTACTGAGTTAAACGTGTAGTTGATGTACCCACCAAACATACGTGCCGCAAGCTCAACATACTGCTGATAAAAGTCATATGTGGCCATACCGCCCGACGCTTGGTTAAAATTAAGCAGGTACACATTTAACGTTGCCGCACCAAATGGGTCAAAACTATAGCCACCAACGCCAGTGCCTAAGCCAATGGTTCTACGGAACACTTGTCGAACTGTGGTAACTTCTTGTGGTAACACATATTCATTTACATCGTTAAGCAGTTCCATGAAGCTGTAACTTTCTTCATAGGCATTTTGTGCACGTTGGCGGTAAACGCCAATTGTGCGCTGATATGCGGCTTCGTAGTGTGCAGGATCCAGTTCAATGTCAATGATTTGACTTGCCAGTTGCAGTTCTACGTATTCAATAAGTTTCTTTTTTAGCGGGTCTAGTGTTTGGTCAGCCATAAGGGGGACTCCAGTCCCCCTTATTTACCAAGCTTTGAGTACAAGCAAATTCTCAGTGCCACGCCCGTTAAACGGTGTTTCTGTAGTAGTAAGGTCTTTGTAGATCTTACGTGCCGCTGGTTTGCCTGCGGCCTGCATGGCTTTGATTATCTCAGCTGGCTTTCTCACTGTTTTTTGCAGAGTCTCTGCTGTGCTAAACCCAATGATGCTGTTGCTTTTTACAGTAAACACTTTGGCATAGTCATCGGCCACCACATGAATCAGCTTGCGCTTTTTGGTGTCATATAACCAGGCTTCTGCTTTGTCTACAAGGCTTGCGGCTGGTAGTCCTTTGAGCTTGAGCTCTGCAAAATCCACAATGTGCTTGAACTTTGCGGCACGTTTCTCTGGCGGTACTGCCTTGACCTTGCGAGGTTTGCGTTCAACCTTTTTAATCTGTACGTAGGTGCCACAGTCGGTGATCACAGTTTCACAAAACTTTAGCACATTACGCATCTGAATCTTGGTTAGGTGACTGTAAGCTTCCACCAACTGCGGATCTTTGCCTTTGGCCACTTCCTCAAACTCAGTTTGCTTCTTTTTCCAAATGTCAGCAATGTTGCTCACCATTTGTGGTGCCACGTTCATGCCACGAATGGTCATGATTGGCTTGTAATCCGCCGACATCTTTGCGCCTGATGCAATGAAGTCATCAAACAACGCTTCTAGTTCACCGGCACACTCACTGACTTTTTCTCGCAAGCGATCTTGTATGGTGATGCGTGGCACTATTTCTTCCACTTCGGCTACCACTTCTATTTGCTTGGTTTCCAGCAACTCTTTCAACAGAGCTTGCAGTTTGGATTGTTCGGATTCAGTTAGTTCCAGGCCCACCATACTCATGCGGCACAGCCAGCCTGTGGTGAGACGAATCCCTGAGTCTGGCACTCCACGCAATAGCCGAACATCACTTTTGCGTCCATGTAGTTCTAAATAGTTTACAATCATCTCACGAGCATCTTTCTTGCCGTAAAAGTAATTGTACCAAGAAAATGCTTTGCTGAGTGCACTAAAACGATTGTCAGTGGGCTGGGTTTTCCAAGTAGGCTCCATGCCCATGGCATTGGTGTCAGCACTACGTGGGTTTAGGGGTTTAACGGGTTTGGTGGCTACAGTCATACAGGCTCCTGTTTGTTCATTGTGTAATTATAGCATATCCGGATTAATTGGTCAAGTCCACAAAAAGTAGTACTAAAGTTAACTTGCTCATTTTGTGGGGTACATCAGCGTTGCATAAGTCAACATGCGCTCTACGTTGGCTATGGACTCGTCTAGTCGATTTATCAAAGTTTCACTTCTAGCACTCAGACGCCCACGACGCCGACATTCCACTAATTCTTTGCTTAATTCCACTGCAATGTCATGGGCCGCTTCGCACATTATCAGCATGTCTGCACAGGCATCCATGGGCAATTTACGGCTTTTTGCAGACAGCTCATCAATACGTTTGAAATATTCTAACATACCCAAATTGTAGCAGTTCTGGAATTATTGGTCAACCTGTCCATAAATATATGTTATGCCACGCCTAAGCCTTTACCGCCCTAATAGAACCAACGACTACCGGTTTTTTGACCGTACTATAGCCGAAATGTACACCGTCGGTGGTGTTGACATCTATATCCACAAATATCTAGGTCCCAAAACTGGATGGGAAGATTCGATAGAAAGTGGTAACTATGACGCAACACAACCCATTTACAGCTCAGAAAATCCCTTGTTTATCCAGGACCTGCTGTTGCTGGAAAACCGTGACCGAGCCTATGATCCAGATGTGTATCAAATGCGTGGCGTCTATCGTACACAAGATATAGATTTTGACCTAAGCCAATTTGGATTATTTTTAAACAACGACACATTGTTTATCACCTTTCACTACAACAACATGATTGACACCATTGGCCGTAAGCTCATGAGCGGTGACGTAATGGAAATTCCCAACTTGCGTGATCAAAACCCACTCAACGATGCCATCCCAAGGGCGTTGCCTAGATACTATGTGATACAAGATGCTGCCTTTGCCAGCGAAGGCTTTAGTCAAACATGGTTACCACACTTGTGGCGTGTCAAAGCTACACCAATGGTAAATGCTCAAGAGTATCAAGAGATTGTGAACAAGCCATTTACCACTGAAAACATTTGGGACAACGGCAACTTTTATCCTCCAGGTAGCATAGTCAATGATGGCGATCAATACTACCAGGCAGTTGCCAGT